AAATGTTCTCCGCAGGGATATCAACAGCGGTTAAGAATTACAAGACAGCCGGCTCCGAGATGGCAAGCTCAATTTCTACTCTGGGAGCCACAGCAACAAATAATAAAGTGCCTTTGGAAGAGCAGCTTGCCATTTTAGGACAGCTGCAGACTACCATGAGCGGTTCAGAAGCAGCAACGAAGTATAAAGCGTTCCTGAATGCAGCAGCTTCAGCAGGGGACAAGTTGAAACTATCCTTTGTGGATGCGAACAACCAGCTTCTTTCCACACCGGAGATATTGGAAAAACTCAAAGGCAAGTATGGGGATACCATTGATGCGGTTGAGAAGCAGCAGATAAAGGAAGCATTTGGAACAGATGAAGCTGTGGCAATGATTGACCTTCTGTATTCAGATATAGACGGTCTGTCGGGTGGCATTGATTCGATGGCGGAAAGCATGAAGAAAGGCACTGCTGTCACGACAGAAATGGCAGAGGCAATCAACAATACACCGGCACAGAAATTTCAGGTACTGAAACAGCAGATACATAACAATGTGGAGGAACTTGGAAACGGACTGCTCCCGGTTGTCAATGAAACAATGGACAAAGTAAGCGGAGTCATACAGAAAGGCTCGGAGTGGATCAGCAACAACCAGAAAACCGTACAGAGCATTATGAACATTGCATTGAAACTTGGCATTATCCTGACAGTGTTAGGAACGGTAATTGGCGTTGTCGGCACAGTAGGGAAAGCGGTACTGGCAGCAAAGAACGCAATAACAGCGGTCAAGGGTGCATGGACAGTATTAAGCGGAGCTTTTGCAGCCTCCCCTGTCGGGTGGGTAGTCATAGGAATAGTGGCTCTGGTCGCAGCGTTTGTACTGCTATGGAATAAGTCAGAAGCCTTCCGGAATTTTTGGATAGGCTTGTTTGAAAAGGTCAAAGGTGCGGTTCAGAATGCGTGGAGCACACTGCAGCCTGCACTCCAGAACTTGGGACAGAAGCTCATAGGGCTGTATGAAGCAGCGAAGCCGATTTTGAAAGTGATAGGCACGATTGCCGGGGTGATAGGCACTTACTTTGTCGGCACATTTGTCGGGGCGATACAGGGTGTTCTTGCAGCATTGATACCACTGACCAATGCACTCTCCAGTCTGGTTTCGTTTGTTACAAATATAATCAATGCCATTGTAGCCTTGTTTAAGGGCGATTTCGGTGGGGCGTGTGACTTCCTGATTGCTGCGGTCGACAATGTAAAAGACTTCTTTATCAACGGATTTGATGCAATTTTATCATTTATTGGTGGATTTGTAGACGGATTTTTGAACGTGGTAGGCGGAGCGTTGGATGCTGTCGGCATAGACGCTTCAGGGACAATTTCAAAAATCAAGAGTACCGTTTCAAACGGACTGAATGCGGTCAAGGGATTTTTCGGGAATATTATGGGAGCTGCTGCAGACACAGCAAAGCAGAAACTGAGTAATATCAAGAGTGCCTATGAAGCCAATGGCGGAGGAATTAAAGGCGTGGTGGCAGCGTCACAGGAGGCAGTCAAGGGTTACTTTACAGCAGGGCTTTCCTTTATTGACAATCTGACAGGAGGAAAACTTACAGCCATAAAGAACAAATTCACTGACGGTCTGAATGGGGCAAAAAATGCTGTGACCAGTGTGCTGGACAATATAAAATCCGGTTTCCAAAGCAAGTTAGATGCAGCACACGCCATTGTTACCGGAGTGGTGGACAAGATAAAGGGTGTGTTCAATTTCAACTGGAAACTCCCGGAACTGAAGCTTCCCCACATCAGCGTGACAGGCGGAGAGGCTCCGTTCGGTATTGCCGGAAAGGGTTCACTTCCCAAGTTTGATATCCAGTGGTATGCAGAGGGTGGCGTGATGACAGCCCCAACAATCTTTGGAGCGGCCGGAGGCAAACTGTTAGGCGGAGGCGAAGCCGGAGATGAGGCAATTCTTCCATTGTCTGCATTGTGGGATAAGTTAAAAGTATTCATCCATAATGAAATGGATCAGGACGAGGATAAGAGCCGGGGCAGCGTTGGCTCGGTCATATCCGCACTGACAAGGAAAGAAACAAGGACGCTTGAGAGCAAAGAAAAAGTAACAGAAAGAGACATACAGGAGTTGAAGTCCGGTAACGGAAAAGGGAATACAATCATCCAGAAACTGGAGATCAGGGTTGATGTCGAGAAGATAAAAGACCTTCCGATGCTGTTCAAACTGATTGATGAGATTAAGGATGCACAGAATTCCACAGATGAACCGGTAACAGCCTAGAGGGAGGGAAGCCTATGCTTTTAGTTCAGGAACATTTGATAAAACTCGGAGGGGTGAAGCTCTCCGGTCAGATGAAGAGCATTGACATTTCTGAAGTTGCAACGATTGAGAACATAGAGGATGACAAAGGAAAAACAAAAGCCAATCAGCCAACAGGCTATGAGGCAGCGAAAATTTCTATTGAGTTCATTTTGGAAGATTCAAAGAAAATGACACAGATAGAACAGATATCCGCTATGCAGAGGCTTTTCAAACCATACAAGCAAAAGAAGGCAAAACTCCTGAAGGTGGTGAATGAGGATTGTGCAGCACGAGGCATCTCAAAAGTGTATTTTGAGAAGCTCGGCACAAAAAATGAAGTGGCTGAAAGTGAAAGGACTGCTACGTTGGAGCTGCTTGCTCCAACGATAGCAGGAATTAAGCTGAAGCCATCCAAGCGGGCAAAAGCAATAAAGAAACAGATTAAAAAAACTTTTGGAAAGTCTAAAAAAAAGAAAAGCAAAAGTCCGTCTGCTAAAAAGCGTTCCACAGCTGCAGCAAAGAAAAAGGCGAAAAAGCTAATTAAGTAGGAGGTGCGGAGATGGGATATAAAAGGTTAATCAGCCCGGAGTTCCGTATCAGCACAAAAAAGTATGAGATAACCAGTGGCATGGAAGTGGAATGTTTCAGCAGCCGGGAGTCCCGGTCGGATTGGTGCAAGGTGGAACTTACATCCCAGCTTCAGGGTATCATATCGTATGAAGATATGGAAAAAGCCATAGTGGAACTTGGATATGGGGATGACTATGACATTCTCCTGCAGGGATACTGCAGAAGGACTGAGGGTGATTACTGGAAGGAAATTATGATCCGGGATGCCATGATAAAGGTTGAGAGGACTGAAATCAAAGGAACATTTATTGACTGCACTCCGCAGGACATCATCCGGTATGTGCTGACACAGGCAGGGATTAAAGAATACCGGCTGAATGGAACGGAGTATGGGAAAAAAGATACGTTTATCGTAAATAAGCAGAATGGGATTAAGGCAATAGCACAGGTTGGAAGTACATGGGGGATAGACAATGACTTCTTTTTCCAGAATGAAATCTTTTATTGGGGATGCAAACCAGAGCAGGAAACCATCTATGTTCTGGAGGAGAGTGAAAATATACTTTCCCTGAAAAAGTACGGAAAACTGTATGAGATAGAAACACTCGGAGTCCCCTGGATACACCACAGCCAAGAGGTAGAAGTGTCACATTCCAAGTATTCAGGGACAGTAAAGGTTGAAAAGACAATCATCAAGAGCGATGCGAGGGGATATACACGAATGTATATTTATTTCAAAGGAGGCGGATAGGATGTCAGACATGCTTCAGACATTTGTAAAAAAGGAAATGGAAAAGCAGATTCAGGAAAAATATCCCCATGTGCAGTATCCTTCAGGGATGTATGCAAAGGTTGTCAGGTCTAAAGAAATCAATGGGAGGTATCTGTGTACGCTTAAAATTCTTGACAAAGCCATGAACACTGACAATGATTTTCCGGAGATACCGAATGTAAAAACAGAAATTGAACTGAAGCAGGGGGACATTGCTGTAATTCTTCTTTTGTATGGTGGAAGCATTGTTTTTGTATTAGGGAGGTATGAACCATGACGATAGTCGGAGAAGATAATACAGACATTAAGCTGGATGCCAATGGTCAGCCGGTTCCTGATAAAAACGGAGATTTTGCAACTGTGTCTGGTGATGAGTGCTGGGAACAGGACTTGAGACTGGAAGCACATACAGAGGAAGGGGAGCTGTTTTATGAAGATGAAGATGGCGATGAGGCATATGGTTTTGGACTGTTAGACTTTGTCCATGCAGAGAATGATGAGTTTACACAGACGGAGATCATGCAGCGTGTCAGGGGAAAACTTGCCAAGAGGACATACCTTGACTTGGCAAAGACCACGCAGGAAGTAACATTTCGTGATGGCATATACTATGACAGCGTATCCATCTCAAAGAATGATTCCAATGATGAATATAACATGGAATTGTCAACGGAGGAAGTGGAGGTTGAGAGTGAATGATAAGTGAAGAAATACTGGACAAGGTCTGCCCGGTTCCTGACGAGGAGGAGGAAATGGAACGGATCAGGAATGAACTGGAGGACGAAGGCTTTATTATAAACAATTTTAACAAAGGCGGTATTTTTTACCTGATTATCAGAATATTTGTCACAATTTACATAGAGATAAAAACACTTGCCCGGACGGTCATCAATAACCTGTTTATCAAACATGCGGATGAGGACTGGCTTGAGATAAAGGCTCCGGACTTCGGCAAGGCAAGGAAAGAGGCTGTTAAAGCTCAGGGGTATATAACCGTTTACCGGAATGAATACCAGAATGCTTTGCAGATAACAAAAGGGCATATGTTCAAAACGCTTCCGGATGTAAATGGAAAGGAACTGAAATATTATGTGCTTGAAACAACGGTTATCGGTGCAGGGGAAGAAAGTGGCAGGGTATTGGTGGAAGCAGAGGAAAGCGGAACCAGCTATAACTTACCTTCCGGGAAGATAACCATATCCATGATACATCTTGATGGCGTGGAGGCAGTATCCAATGAAGAGGGGTGGCTGCATCTGGAAGGTTCTGACATAGAAGATATTGAAGATTTCCGGGAACGAATCGGGGAGTCTTGGTCTGAACTTGCAGAACTGACTACGGAGGATAAGCTGAAGAATGTGGCAAGGAAAGTCAGCGGTGTCCTGAATGTGGAGGTGGATGCACAGCATCCGAGGGGGCAGGGTACAACAGACATTATCATTACAGGCACAGGGGGAGAGGCTACAAAGGAACTGCTGCAGAGGGTGGAAGCAGCCACCAGTTACCTGAAGGGAAATTATGATGATTTTCTTTACAAGTCGTCAACGGTCATACGTCAGGATGTCACCCTTGCTGTATATATTTCAAAAGAGGCTTCCATTGAAGGGGTAAAGGAAACAGCAGAACACATTATCGAAGATGTGCTGCAGCTTGGAAAACGTGAGGAATTGAACTGCCTGTATATGGACGATGTGCGGTATGCACTCAAGAAAGGCATAGCTGACTGTAAAAGGGTGGAGTTTTCAAAACCGGCTGCAGATATTGAAGAGGAAAAGGATGTTGTTGTGATGCTCGGAAGTTTGGAGGTGGAAGTATTGAATGTAGGGGGTGCGTAAGATGTTTGATAAATTTTGTGACTATATGTATTATCTGCTGACTTCCCCCTTCAAAAGAGTAAAGAAGTCGATAAACCAGTGGTACATTTTCTTCCGGGTATTGGGCAGACGCTTCGATGATGCACTGGAAAGCCTGTACAATGCAGAGGAGCAGACCATGCTTGCAACGTGTGAGCCGGAAATGCTCCCAGTTCATGCAGAGGACAGGAAGATGGCTCGCTATCCCGGAGAAGAGGATGAAA